CGCCCCAATCAAGTGGATCAGACCGAAGGCATAGAACCCAAACCCGGGTATATAGTAATAGTGCACAAAGTGATTCCGCTTCTGCTTCAGTTTGTCGTCCGGGTTCCAGTTGCGCCTGATAGCTAGTACAGCGTTGTTTGACCCTTTTGCAATAGTGATGATGTACGGCAGTGCAATCCCTGTCGGCTCCCCATCTTCATCCTCGTCCTCATACCCCGGCAGATCAAGGTCAACGTGCATCTCAAGTATCTTGTAGCGATCATCGGATGACGCCCTGAACCCCATCTTCTCGGCTATCTTCTTCTCAACTTCATCAAATATATCTACTGGATCACCTAGGTCAATATCCCGGTAGAACCCAGCAACCTGTAGCCTACGCAGGTCATTCTCAGTCTTACGCATAACGTGAGTTACACGGTTTGACGACTCCAAGCTAGACGCCCCGTAAGGAACAACGATGTCCTCAGCGGGTACAAACATAGCCACTTGGCGTTCTAGTGCTGGGTCGTAATATACTTTCTTGAAGGCATTACCAGCTAGTCCCAAGCCCCATAACATTCTTTCATGCTCAGGGCGGTACTCAGGCATTATCTCGGTTAACTGGTAGTTCATGTCATCCCGCACACGTTCCGCAGCTTCCCGTTTCTCTGGGGTATCCTCGCCTATAATCTCAGTCTTAACTGGACCAGCAGCGGGGAATGTCTCCATTATTGTCTCTGCTTGAAACTTAACCAATGCCTCACTTAGTAGTGGGTGGTGTACTCCGCAAGCCCCGGGCCACGGCTCTGTACGATCTTCTAGCTTCATGCCCAGCAGATCAAGGCCGTCTACGTAAGTCTGCATCCAGTCTTTTCTTGATGAGATGTCGTCATCAAAGTCGCCAATTAAGTCCCCAACTAGCTCAGACATCTCGCCTTCGCTTAGTACCTCGGCTAAGTTCTCGTTGAACTCTCCTTCCTCTGGATCTGCTTTTCCAAGTTCTATCTCAAGGCCATCCATGCTAATACGTACACCTTCTGGATCTTCAATCTCAATCTCAATGTCCCCTTCTAGGTCATCTTGAGGAAGCCCAAGTGGTGCACGGTGTATCGCTTTATCTATTGTCATAGCATGTCCTTATATTAACTTCCAGTTACCTTCGGAATACTCTTCTGGCATCTTTGTGGTCGATTTTTTGTTCAGTGCTTTTAGGTGGTCCGACCCTACAAAATAGACCCCCTCAGTCTGGGACAGTAGCCACTTATCCCTGTAGTCATTTGCTTTCTGTGCGAGTTTACCCGCAGGGTTGGGGTACTCCTCCCAATTCTTAGGCCACATCAGCCCTTCCCCTTCGTCGATAAACTTCTTTACGTTACTCTCAGTAGCCTCAACTTTACTCTTATCTAGCATACCTGCTGCTTTTAAAAACTGTGTAAGGGTATCGGCACTAAACTTACGCCCCTTAAAATACCCCCACTTGTCTTGAGCATCCAGTGCGCTATCAAATATAGTCTTATCTGGCTGGGTAAGTAGCGTCTTCTGCCCATTTACCTTAGTATTTGTAAACAGTGTATATAGAAACTCCTTTGGGTAGCCTTTTACTTCCTTACTAGCTTTATCATCCCATGAGCCTTTATACGTAATACCAGCTAACTTGTCGCCCCCATCCCCCTCATAGTACGCACCATACTTCTCAGCAATCTGTTTTACCCACTGAGGGACAACCGTTTTCTTCCCGTGTTCTTGCCCTACATAGGCTACTTTTCTGCTCGGGGTTAGTATCTTCATTTAGTAGTACCCTTCAAACCTTCGCCTGAACTGCTTTGGCTCATCTTCCTCGTCTAACAGAGTCTTGATGTAGCCACCTTTACGGAACCGCATTAGCGCAAGGGACACAGAATCCACATAATCGTCATGTTCACCTGCAGGAAACGAAGCCACTTCATCTATTACTTCTTCCGCCCAGTTAGTATTAGGTGCCCATACCCTACCAGACGCAAATAAATCAGATACAGCGTTGAGTCTACTAATCTTATCATTGCCTTTAGTCGGCGTAAACTCTTGCACTGGGATGCCCATCGCCCTCATCTCGTATATCAGTGGAGCACCCGAGGCTTTCTTTTCAATAATGATACTATCTGGTTCCCACTCTTTGTAATGTTCTATTGCTACTTTCTTAAGTCTTGGAAACTCCATCCTTTCTCGGAAGGCATTTAACAGTATAATGTTAGCTTGCATTATTCCTGCGTCATCTTCCTTGTAGAACACGCCCCACGTAGTTAATGCTGAGTAATCCGCCCTCTGAGTCTTTTCAAACGCAGTATCCCAAGCCATTAGTGTAAATTCACACGACGGGGGGTCCTCTTTCTCCCAGAGTTTCCACCATTCCCTCTTAACTATCGCACTTGTTTCAGAAGTAGGGTTCTGCTGGTACTGAGCCATCCATTTTGAGTTGGGCAGCTCCCTTTTTAGGGCTTCAAGTTCTTCTAGGGGCCAAAATTCAGGCCATAGGGGTGAGCCCGACTCCATAATAGCAGGAAACTCAATAACTTCCCACTCCTCCCCGCTTCTTTGTGCCGAAGATTTAAGCACTTGCCCTACAAGATCTCGTTTACTCCACCGAGTAGCTACAATAATTATAGATCCACCCGGTTGTAGACGTTGCCTTGGGCCCGATGTGTACCACTCATAAGTCTTATCGTAGATTTCTGGGTTAACTTCAGCTAACGCCGCCTCTTGTTCTGAGTGTGGGTCATCTATTATCAGCAAATCAGCGCCTTTACCCGTTACAGCACCCCCTACACCAATAGCAAAGTAGTCTCCCCCTTGGTTTGTGGCCCACCGACCTGCTGCTTTAGAGTCAGTCTGCAGTGCAACCCCGGGGAATATCCTCGTATACTCATCTTTATCCACTAAGTTACGCACTTTACGCCCAAATCCTACCGCCAACTCAGCAGTATGGGACGTTTGGATGACTTTCTTATGGGGGTACTTGCCTAAAAACCACGCTGGAAGGAGATATGAGGCGAATTCTGACTTAGTATGGCGGGGTGGCATATTGATAATGAGCCGTTTTAGCTGCCCACTAGCCACTCTTTCAAACGCTGAGGCCATCTTTGCATGGTGCCGCCCTGAGATAAACGTAGGCCACACCTGATTAACAAACGCTATGAACTTCTCTTGGGCTAACTTCTTCTTCCGTAGTTCTTCTAACTTGTCTAACTCTGCTAATAGCCTTTCTTGTTCCGGTGCCGACAACATAGGCAGGATGCTAGGTATGTCTTTTAGTGTAACGCTGTCAAACAACTCAGTCATTAACTAGCTCCGTCATAAGCTCTGTTGGCTCTGGCTCAGGGATCTCAGCGATACCAAGTATGTCGTCTAGGTCTGCTCCAATAGGCACAACGTCAATTATATCGGCATTAAGAAGCCGTTTAACCCGTTCCTTGATTGCGTTCTCTAGTTCGCTTGGGTCCTTATAGTGTATGGTGATCTCGCTACGCTCTGTAAACAAACCTATATCACTATGCTTTCCTAACAGCTCAAGGGCCTTCAGTTCAAACTTGGTATCCCCGCAGTTAGCAATCTCCATTAGCTTATTAGTAATAGCACTTCGTGCGGAGACTACGTCCATTGCAAGTTGCTGCCCATACGTTCTTAGAAACGCGGCTGCGGCAAAAGCTGTATTTGGTGTATTTAGTGCGGAGACTTTCTTAGACTTTATTGCGGCTTCTAGCAAAGCCTTTTCCCTAACTGCGTCCTCTCCGGAGACTTCTAGTTTTGCGCCGAGGTCTACCTGTAGCTCAGCAGTGTTACCTGCAATAGCCATTTCCTCAGCAAAAGTCGCCCCTACCTCATCCGACGTATTGTAGGGCATCGGTACTGATGCTGTTGGTTCTAGGTTAACTATGGGCATGTAAGAAGTTGTTTAAGTGCACTCCAGTGTGCTGGAGTATATACAGCCCAACCTAAAAAGTAAATTAAAAAATATATACCCCCCGGGGGGTATGAAATGGAAACATGACCGGGGGGTGTTCTGGAGTGGTAGCTTGTGGATACTCTAGTAGGACGAGATCTTAATTTGTAAAAAATGAAAGTGTAATGTGCAAATTAGTAAGTAAAGGGGGCTGATGGTACCAACTATAGATTTGGGGGGTTGGGGATGGGTGGGTTTCAACCTAGCCTAACAGTGTTATGGGTCGGACAAAATAGTTATTTATTGTTTACATAGATTAGGTTTAAATACTATTTTGTGCGACAATGTAATTGTAACATCGTAACACGGCGACGAATCCTAGCCGCTATAATAGGGTTCAATACTTAGGAGTAAAGCATCATGGAAAATATTACAGTCACCAGCGCCACCCCAGTTGTAGATCTAGGCAACCTTCGCACTGCAGTTGCCGAAGCATTGGCAAGTAGTTACGGTGCTCAACGTGTATATGGTGAGACATTGAACTCAGTGTTACCGAGGTTCTGGTTTGATGTGGAGCATAACATGACGGGTGAAACTGCTAAGACAACCAAGATTGAAAAAGACGCATTGTATGCTGTACTAAAAAAAGCGAAGCACGCGAATCCTAGTGTTATCTGGGGACGGATTCGCACCTACGGACGTGAAGCCTATTACCTAGCAGAAACTGCAGCACGTCATGCTGAGATGACATCCGATGAAATAGCTGCCGAACTTGCCGCCACCGAAGCCGCGAAAGTAGCAGAAGCAGGTTCACGCAACAAGTCCCCAAAAGTTCGCAACCTTGACGAACTGGTGGCATTGTATAAGTTCAACGATAGGCTACCAGTTGCATCCTTAACGGATGAGATTGTAGAAGTTCAAAAGTATATAGTTCTAGCATTGAAAGCATTAGGATATAAGTTTGAACTGATAACAAAATCACTCTAACCAACCCTCCCCCCGAAAGGGGGGATTCTATAAAGGATATAAAATGAAGCCGATTACAGTATGGGAAAAATTCTATCCTGCTACTACGTTACACCCAGAACACTGGCAGTTTAATCATATTGCTGATAATCATACTGAACTACCTACACCGATAGCAATATCAGACCTTCAAAAATCAGCATGGAAAAATGCTACATGGCGCAAGTGCCGCGCCTACCTAATCAAAAACAAAGTAGTCGGTTACTGATCCTCCACTTTCACCTAGCCGCCCCAAAGGGCGGCTTTTTTGCGTCCAGATTTTCCCGCTACTTTTTAAGTATCCACATAGTGGATACTCTGTTATCCATAGCCTAACATTGTTAGGGCCTGCCCAAAAAATTTTTTGGCGGGATGATAGTTCTCGGAGCAGTGGGAGCACTTAGGGGATTTGGGTATCAACATGGGGCAATCCTCATCAATGCCCCTAATCTGTCTGTGGCTGCGTTCAAATTAAAAACCTATGCTTTACTATGTCTGTTTTTGAGCAAATAAGACCTAACATTGTTAGGCTCTCTCCAAACTTAGTTT